GCCAGAGTTGACCCAAAAATATAATGACCAAGCGAGAATAATTGCTGCAAAGTACGAAGGATGGTTTGACGGCCATTTAACGGCGGACGGCGTGCTTTCTTCAATTGATTCGGCGTCACGGTTTAGTTCGCGTGGATCAAAAGTAGAAGGTCGGCATATCTACCGAGGTATTACTCCTTCAAAAGTAAATTATGATCAAATTGAGCCTTGGATTAAAGCCAATGCAGATATGATCAATGACGTGTTTAACCGTGCCAGAAATATCGTCAACACGGCTGAAAACATGACCGAATCGACTGCTAAGTCGTTCCTGAATTACAAGGATAATGATTTTAGCGATGACGAACGCCAAGCATTACTGGATGGCAGTGCTGCTGTTGATTCAACTGGTCAGTTATGGGTGGACGGCGAATACTGCAAGATTTACGCAGTGCGCGATGGTGTTAAAACGCCGCTGTATGGCTTTGCTTCAATTGAGGAGGCAAATACTATCGGATATGTTGTCAACGTCAAGATTGATTTTAAATACGACGTTGGTCAGATTTCTTCAAAATCGGAAGCCCAAAAAATTGAACCATCTGAGAAGTTGGCCGCCATTGAGTATATGGTTGGCTACGACTTGTATTTAATGGAAGATAATGAGGTTTACGACCTTGATTCGCGTTGGCTGTATTATTCAAAACACCTGCCAGAGATTCGCACAATTTTAGCTGATCGGATGACGGGTGCTGCTGCGGAATGGGGCGAGAAGCTGACCACGGTCAATTATTCGTCGCTGTATCACAAGCCAACGGATCGCATGTATTGGCGACCCAAGGGACTGCTACAAGACCTTGCCGAAGCACATCCCGATATTGCCAGTAAGTACAATTCTGTTTTTGAGATTGAGCCTGATAGCGAAAATGCTATTCGCACATCTTGCGCAATCAAAAACAAAAACATGAAGAACTATGAGATTTTGCGCAATGCCCCGCCTATGGGTGGTCACAGCAAGTTTTTTGCTGAGTATTTGGCTCCGTTTTTAGAAGCCAATTCGCTCAAAGTCACAATGAGTCTTGCAAGCTATGAGGCCGCCATTGCCCCCATGCAGACAATCACATCGGTATTTCAGCAAATGGAACTGATGGATGCTGAGGCTGCGAGTGGTACCAAGGCGATTACGGTCGAGGAAGCCATGCAGTTGCTGGAAAAAGCATTCAACTTTGCTGCACTGCTCGATGTTGTGTCAAACGTGAATGAAGTGTTTTTGTGGTGGCTTGCGTCTGAAAAAGGCGTAAAAACCAAGGCGCGTTTAAAGATCATGTCGGCTGACGGCACTGTCTCAGACGGTTTGGTCGAAACCGCCCGTAGTGTCGCTATCGTCAACAACAAAGGCACCAGCGTGATTGGCTTAAAGTCAACGGTGAATGGCAAAAGCGGCAACGTGCTGTTTGACAACAAACAGTCTCTAAAAAATACCAGCAGATATGCCTACTGGTCGGGACGGCAAGGCATGTGGATTATTGATCTTGCGTCATTTGAAAAGGTCAGTGAATTGTCGTGGTATGATCAAACCAAGATCAACATTGTAGAGGCGGTGTACTGATGATCAATTATTTAGTGCCAAATTTTCAGATTATTGAGCAGGCGAATGCGGTAAAAACCGCGCTCGCTGGTAAGGGCATTGCCGACGCTGATATGGTTGGTTTTATCGTTGGCAACTTCTATAAAAACGCCAGAGTGTTCACGGCCAAGAATCTTGATTTTTGGCTGGGCTTTGGTGGCTACCTGCCAGCGGTAGAATGGGTCATTGCCAAAGCAAAAGGCGAAACTGAGGATGAGTTTTACGCCCGAACTCAATATCCTAAAATGGTTGTTGAAGCGTATAGCGTGCCAAACAATGACTTGGCCACGTTGGTTGCTGCTGATTTATACATGCAGGGTCATCGTACCAGTATGCCGCCCAATACAACCGTCTGGACATTGAATTTAAATGACGGACAGTTTATTGATTTGGCGCAATTTGATGGCCGTATTACTGGATTGCCAGCGGCACAGCTCCTCTAAACGGAACCACAAGCCGACACCCTTCACCAGTCCGACAGAATAGCCCTATCAACCGATGGGGCTTTTTTGTGGCCATTCCTGAACCAGCCAATACACCAGCCGACACATTACCCGTGCAAGAAGTTGCCCGGTGGGGCAGTTTGTCTACACGAAAAATTGCCTACATCAGCTTGGTAACAATTGATGCAAATGGACAGGCAACAGGAACAGGGGTTAGTGATTTGGTTGTTGAGGCTTTAATGACCGATGGTGACTTTACCGTCGAAAGCCAATACCAAACCCCATTTGAAAACAGCAACCCTGAAAACCGATTGCCAAACCTGTTGGGCATGGCGCAATCCGGTGAAGCCGCCGCCGCGCTGGGGCGTATTTCAGAAAACATTGGCAGGGCTGCAAATGCCACCAACCCTGAAAAAGCCGCATCCCTATCGCCTGCCCGGTACGCTGAAGAAATCCATTATTACCAAGGCCAGCAAGCGCTACAACGGCCGCGATGGAGAGATCGGCGTTTATCTCGCCGTGCGCAAACGCAAAGGCCTGGGCGGCAAGGCCAGCGCAAGAAACCCATTCGACCCGTTCTACTGGCGGTTTCAGGAGTTTGGCACCAAGAAACAGCCGGCCAGAAAGTTTCTGACTCAGGCTTTCGAAAGCAACGCCCAGAAAGCAATCGATATTTTTCAGGCCCGCGTCAAAACCCACATCGACAAAGCCAACGCCAGACGATCATGAGCGCCGAATCCACCCTCTACAGCCTCCTCAGCACCGCCGCCGGCGTCACCGCGCTGGTCAGCACCCGCATTTACCCGGATCTTGTCCCGGAAGAAAAAGCCACGCCATACATCGGCTACGAGCGCGTATCCGGCGAGCAGATCACCACATTGAGCGGAGACCGCCTGGGCGAGCTGGGCGGCTTTACCGTGGCATGCTGGGCCGAGACGCGCCTCGATGCGGAGGCCGTAGCCAATTCCATCATAACAGCGCTGACGGGCAGCGAATTTTCCCTACTCGCGCGCGGTTCTGAGGTAGATGAAGAAACCGGCCGTCTGGCCGCGACATTGGATTACCAGATCCTGACCACCTGACACATACGTCAGAAAACCACCGATAGCCCGCCCTGCACGGGCTTTTTTTTGGAGATCGACATGGCCGTATACCTTCCCAATGGCAGCAAGTTCTACATCGCCGCAACCTATGGCGCCGACAAAACCTTCAGCTCGGCAAGTAATGCCTCGGAGTGTGTGTTGAGTTTTGCGGCCGACCCCAGCCTGGCTGCCAACGATATCGTTGAGGTGACCAGCGGCTGGGAAGAAATTGACGGCAACTACTATCGGGTGAAATCGGTTAGCGGTTCCGGCCCCTATCTGGCTACGCTGGAAGGTCTGGATACGCAGTCCACGACAGTGTTCCCGTCTGGAGGCGGCGCTGGCACCGTGCGTGAGGTGACCGCCTGGACCGAAATCACGCAGGTGGAAACGCCAAACACCAGCGGCGGCGAGCAGCAGTTTGTGAATTATCAGACTGTTGCGATGTCGCGCGAGCGTCGCCTGCCCAGCAATCGCACGGCGCAGGGTCTGCAATTGACCTTCTTCGATGATCCGACCCTGGCCTGGTATGCCACTGTGCTGGCGGCCAGCAACGATAACCAGAATTCCTACGGAATGAAGATTGAATTGAAGTCCGGCGCGCGCATCTATACCGGCGGCTACTGGTCGCTGCAAAAGATGCCCAGCATGCAAGCAAACACGCCGATGAAGGCGAACATCGATGTCGCCATCGTCAACGATCTGACCCGATACGCGAGCTGATCGATGAGCGACGAAATCACGCTGCGCATCAACCCGGCGCCGGAGTTTGAATATCAGGTTGAAATCAGTTCTCCGGGTGGTCCGCCGCAAAAGCTGCTGGTGCGCTGGCGCTACCGCGACAAGCCCACCGCGCTGAAATGGTTTGGCGAAGTGAAAACTCGCCCGATCGGCAGCGAAACAGAAACCTTGATGGAGGCCATCGTAAGCTGGAGCGGCGCCGATGTGCCGTTCAGCCGCGATAACCTAGCCCTGCTGCTGGCCAACTATCACCGTGCCGATTCAGAGTTGCTGATGGGCTACCTGGCCGGCCTGCGCGGAGCCCGCGCGGGAAACTGAAGCGGGCTGCCGTCGCGTTGTTTGCGGCGCAGCCCGTCGCAGATGCGGAAGAACTGGCGACATGGGGGCTTTGTGCGGCCGTCTTCGAACAAGACGAAGGCATCGAACTATGGCCAGATACCGCGCAGTCGTTCGGGGTGTTCAGCATTTTGATCACGCAATGGCGGGCGGGCCCAGGCGGGCGTATTGGCCTGGATTATGCCGCCGTACCCGTGACCTTGGACATGATCGGAATCGACCGATCCGAATGGACGGCGCTGTTTGACGATCTGCGCGTCATGGAACGCGCCGCGCTGAAAGCGATGAACAAAAGGAATTGACATGGCCTTTGCCAGTCTCACAATCGACCTGAATGCACGCCTCGCCAACATCGAGCGCGACATGG